GCTCTCGCTGCTCTGGCTGCTCTGGCTGCTCTCGCTGCTCTGGCTGCTCTGACTTACAAGATACCAAACCAGTTAAAGCAGGCGAAATAAACACAGCCAATATTTTGGCGAACATCCCAATAATTAAAGACATTCACCAAGCTGTTTTTAATGCAGCCAGTATACCTCCAGAAGCTTTAAATATGAGTGATTGGCATACTTGTGATACTACTCATTGTCGCGCTGGATGGGTTGTACATTTGGCTGGTAAACCTGGTTACGATCTTGAAAAGATAGTAGGAACTCCACACGCAGCAATGATGATTTATAAAAAATCAAGCCAAATCAGAGTTTCTCCCGTTCGGTTTTATGAATCAAATGAGAAAGTATTAGCGGATATGAAAAGATGTGCAGAAGAAGAAAAGAATCAAACTAATAATCTCTAAAAACCCACAGGACGTTCTTATACTACGAATCTTTTGGCTGTGGGTTTTAGCTGAAAAAGGTGGCATGTACCTCAGGTGGTTAGAGGACTGGAACTGCTGGCGAACCGAATACGCTAAGCCTCGCAGTTACCAGTAATCGAGAGTTCGACTCTCTCCATGCACCCAAAATCGAAAGTATTTAAAGAAGCGTGGGTGTTGACCCTGTTCGCGACCCAGAATTAAGATGAGAGATTTTTACTAGATATTAAACTCAAATCTTGCCGGATTAACAGTGGAGGGTGACAATTGGGGAGAGACCCTACAAGTCGATATGGCGGAATTGGTAGACGCGCTATAACAGCAGTGATTTAATCCAATTGGTTTGCAAATCAAAAGATCATTGCAGGTTCGAATCCTGCTATCGACTCAAAGGAGGAAAACGTAAGGTAAAACAATCATTTTAAAGGCATATTACCCTAAACCTCTTTTTTGATAATTAAAAAACTTTATCTTATATTAGCAGCGCTGGATTGAATCGGATACATATCCAGAGGCATTATAAAAGCCCTTTTGAACTGCTGCCGACACCGAATCGGTAGCTAAAAAATAGTTCGCAAGGGCTTTTTTTATTTCCAAAATAACTTTGTAAGCAGGATTGCTACTATAACAATTAACAGACTAAGTTTAATCACGTCCCAAGTTGAAATGCCCGCCTGAATGGTTTTGGTTACTTCAACAGGCACATGGATTTTAACCGTATCAGATTTGCATTTAGAATCCACGTATACAGTCTTTTCTTTCACATCTACTTTTACCTTAGTCACAATCCTATCCTTAACCACGGTCATAGTATCGCGAAAATCTACCTGTTTTATTAGTGTATCTAATTTTACCTCTTTGGTGATTACCTCTCGGTCAATGTAGATGGTATCAGATCCCCATTTTGCGCCCCTCTGTTCAGCCTTTTTAATTAGCCTTCCGGCACGCTTTAGCATTCCTGCAGGTGAACAGGATGAGATCATTATTACCACTAGTAAGGCAATAATCTTAATCATAAATACTTTTTTATTGTTTTCATCATCTGAATGATCACATCGGCATAGTTTGGAGCCTGTGCGTAAACAGGGGCCATAAGTCTTACAAACATCTCAGGATTATCTTTCATAGCCATAGCTGGTTCATAACGCTTCACAGTAAAAAATATCCTACAATGGTCTGTAAATGATTCTTCCGGGGTATTGTACTTCCTGAAGTATGCCGGACCGGTGTATTTAAAAAACTGCTTCCCGTTTATGGTTACCGGCTTAATGGATGTGATTTCAGCAAGGCCTATTTCTTTAGCTGTCCTATTTGGCAAAACGTGATATTCAAAGGTATTTATAAGTTGTTCATTTCCGTTGATACCATCAAAGTCCTTTACTCCGAACATCATGTTTCCTGGTGCATGTTCACCCCATCCTGTTTCTAATGCTGATTGAGCAAGAATTACAGCTGCATCTATACCAGTTTTTTGGGCAGACTGTTTAGCGAAAGATCCCAACTTATCAACGAATTCTTTTGGAGTCATTTGTTTGCTGCTATTTGTTTTAACGTATCGATTTCACTCTTGATAAACATGTCCATCCGATCATTTATCTTTTCAAAATCATCTTTAACCTCAGCCTTCATTTCATCGAATGAATCCGTTAGTTTTTGGCAAGTCTTTTCGAACTGACTTTTAAAATCCTCATGCCTTCCATCGATAACTCGTAATCTCGCCTGGGTATTCCATGTAGTATATGAAACCCAAGAAACCCACGGAATAAAGAGAGTTATAAATGCGATTAGTATTTCAATGTTTATTTGAACCATGACCAAATTGATTTTATAGACTTTAGTGATTCTATCATTTCTTTTTGCTCCTTCTCTGCCTTATGTGCTCTTTTATTCTGTTGATGTGTATAATACGTTAATATGAACGCCAATACCAGCATTAATACAACAACAATTCCCTCATAACTTGCTCCATGTATATCCGTGTTTTCCATAGACAATGAATTCGTACATACAAGATAACGCAAAAATAAACCCTGTTAAAGTATTCATGCTTACCGGAAAAATACCATTAGTCCACCAAACGTTATTCCCCTCTAATAAAAAGTCCACGTAATCAACAAAAGACAGGATTGTAAATAATACAGATGTAATTGTCCACGTATTGTCCCCAAAAATGGACAAGAATCCCAAAGCAATTATTGGAAAGAAATTACCTATATGCCATATAAAACCAACCAATAAAACTTTTTGCCCGGTCAATGGATGGGTATAAAATAATGTTTCAATATCAAAAAAAAGTCCTGAGAATAGCCATAATATTCTTGAAATTATCACCGATGCAAAAATTATTGGTTTCATGGACACTTAGGAAAACCATCAAATCCACAAAGATTGGTAGGTACACCAGCCTGAATAGTTACGTAAAGTTTCACATTCTTTTCAGCTAATTTTGTAGTCAATTCACCAATGCAATCAAATACCTGATCCATCAATTCTTTATCTGGATTACTTGTTTGATAAACCAAGAATGAAGGCATTACACGTTCAATCTTATCCTTACACTTACACGGCTTTTTATTAATCGGTTTCTTTTTCATTTTTAAAAGTTTTTTCTTGTAGCCATCTGTCCAATGATAGCTGATTTGACTTTATATCCGGCATCCATTGCGCCTTGAGTTGATAAGCTGCCTCCCATGCCTGGGACTTGATTTAATTTGAACGCCTGCCAATACGTTAAATCAGTCACAGCCCCAACTGTTGGTGTTATTCCATCTGGCTGAAATTGATTGACCGACAATCCTGTTGTAGAGTCAACGTACTTACCATTTGTCTGATACTCAATAATTCTATCTTTAAATTGTTCAGTCGCGTTAAACTTTTGATCCGATGAAAGACCCGCATCGGCTTGTATTAGATCAATTATTCGGCTACCATAAGATCCAGCATTGTCTTTATAGTAAGTAACGCTCAACTTAATATAAAACTCTTTATTTGTTAACTCTTTCCATTCAATTAATGTTGCTTTTCTTTTTACGATCGATGGCGACCCGTCTGTAGTTGCCTTATAGTAAAGGCTTGGATCGTTAGACACGTTAACAACAATTAAAGTATTGTCCTGAGCAAAAGAAAATGAACAGATTAGAGAGAGAATGATAATTAAATTTTTCATGTGATTTGTTTATTAATTTTTAGCATCTATACCATTTATTATTTGGCTTATCGTAATAATACCTCGATGGAATACCAGCAGCAACAGAAGTAATGCCATTGATCACTGATCCTACCGGAGTAGATAATGTAAGCGTGGTTATTCCGCCAGTTGAAACTATTGAAATAATTTGACCATCTATAGGAGTGGCTGGCAAATTAATTGTAAGAGTAACAGCAGTAGCTTCATGAACAAATAAAATATGCGTTGAAGCATCATCAATTGTTACCGTTCCACTAGTGGCTGTGGATCGTTGTTTGTATTGACCATTTACAAAAAATGGAAACAATAAAAATAGAAATAATAATTTTTTCATGGGTTTATGGTTGCTGTGATATAATAGTTTGTACCATTACTTTGAACTTCTTTTCCATACCATTGAGTATTAATAGTAGTTGTACCAGTAACATTTGAAAAACTCACTGTATTAGCTGTTGCATCTGTTTTTATTATTTTATAAATTCTTCTTGTAGCCCCACTTGCCGCAGGTAAAGTAATGGTTATATTTCCGCTAGTTGCATCACAAAGAATTGTATAATCTGTACTAGTCAATGTTGTTGAACTTGTTATTGTTCTAATATTTGCACCAAAACTACCACCTGATTCTAATGTATTCACAGGACTACTTCCTCCAAAGCTGTTTAATGTCGAAGACCCTTGAATTTCAATTGAACCTGAAACAGCTTTTGCAAAAAGATGTTTTGAAACTCCTGTTGTGGACGTTAAAGTAGGATCATACTCTATAAAATTAATGTCTCCGGTATATGATCCGGTTGTATTTATAGTATGTTTACCTATTAAATAGGTAAATTTTTGGCCAGTACCTGTAGATGGCGCATAACTTAAATTACCAGCTGCTCCTACGCCAAGAACATATGTATTTTGATTAACTGCTCCGGTAATGTTACTACTTGCTCCAACCGTAAGAAGTGGAATATTGTTAGCAAAGACTGATCCATTTCCAACAAAAGTAAAAAGATTACCGCTTGTTGATGCCGAGACCCCATTACTTGTACCTGCAAAATACGAGAGGCCGCCTCCACCTAATTGTATTTGAGCGTTTTCAAGTATCCTAAAAATTGAGGTACCTCCGTTACTTGTTGCTTGAAATGCGTATGAATTTGCGGCTGTACTTCCAGATTTTACTTCCAACGATGGAGTACTTGGAGTGCCTGCAACTGAAAAAGTTGGAGCAATATAAACACCGCGCAAAGTTTGACCAGATGGATTACCGGCATTTTGCGTAACCGTTGGATTAAATACATAAGCATTAAAAGCATCGCTTGCAGTATTTCTACTTGTAGGCGATCCGCCAAATTGTCCTAAATATTGGTTATTAGCCGTTGCCGTAAACGTACCATTGAAATTTAACTGACTGGCAGTATTAGATGTTATAGTAGTACTCCCTGTTAATGTTGAAGTTCCAGTAAGCGCCCAATATGGAGCTGTACCAGTAATAGCTGAATTAAAATTAGTCCAAGATGGAGTACCTAGCCATGTTGATACGCCAGTCCCTAGGCCTGATAAATTAGATTGCGCATACTGCCCCCACGATACAGCAGAGCCAGATCCTCCAGATATAATCGTATTACCGGATGTTCCAAAATTAGCCCCTCCTATTCCAAGCTGTCCTGAACCTCCAAATCTAAATACCTCTGCCGCTGTTACGCTATTGTCTGGAGTAGCATCAAAAGATATATAAGTACCGTTGTTTGAGTCTGTAAAAGTTTGATTTGCTTTAATATTTATTAATCCTGTAGAAGCAGCAGCATATTGAGTTGTGCCATATCCTCTGCCACTAAATGCAGCAATAACATCTCCAGAAGATAATGCGCTTGGAGAAGCAGATGTACCCCTTGATCGTCTTACCATGAAGGCAGTTCCTGACGCACTTGAGTTGTTGTGCGTATCGTAGGTTATTCTTAGCGGATTTGCATCCAATCCAATGTATTGAGCAGTCGAACCACTTACTGGAGCTTGAATAGAAGACTGCCTTGATACTGTCAATAATGATTGAGGTATTACTCCTATGCCAAAATTTGTTCCATCAAATATAGGCGCTCCTGATACTGATAGAGCGGTTGAACTTGTAAAGTATGGAACTCTGTTTGATGCTCCACCAGTTAAACCTGTACTTATTGGAAGTCCTGTTAAATTTGTGGCAATACCACTTGAAGGAGTTCCTAACGCGCCTCCATTTGTTATAAAAGATCCTGATAAACCAATGTCTATCCCTAATGCTGTAGATACACCAGTACCCAATCCTGTTATGGAGCCAACGGCAGGATTTACATTTAATTGACCTCCAGAAATAGATAATCCTGTACCTAATGAAACTGCATCCGCTGTCCCGGCAGTTGCGGCTGTATTGCCAAGTATTGTGGCTCCTGGAACTGTAATAGATGATGGGAGAATATTTCCCATACTCAATGATCCAGAAAACATTCTTACAACTTGCCCATTTGTAGTCCCAGATAAAAGCGACCCCGATCCGAGCACTAAGTCATTACTAGTTCCTAATGACGAAGAAAGATTCTTTGACCCGTCTGTAAATACTGCGCGACTTGCCGTAAGACCTGAAACGCTTAACCCTGATGCAGACGCACTTCCTAAGCTTGGCGTTGTAAATGAAGGGGAGTTGGTCATGGCAACATTACCGGTACCGCTAATTGTATATTCTCCTAAAATACCGGAATTATCAAAAAATATCCGTGTATTAGTTCCAGATGCTATAGATGTAGTTCCAACTATTAATCCCGAGCTTCCACTTCCAGAAGAAATTTTCCATTTATCAGCAACATGATCATAAACCAATATTCTCAAATCACCTGCCTTTATATCCCCTGAATTTAATGCAGTTCCATCACTTTGAACTAAATCTTTAGCTGTAGCTCCATCAAGACTAAATGTTGATGCTCCTGTATTAGCATTTGTAAACCTTACCCGTATTGTAGCACCTCTTGTTGTAGCAATATCAGGAATATGATCAGCAGTGTATGTATTTGTTCCACTAACTACAGTAAGATCAGAAGTTAATAAACTTGTCTGCGCATAAACAGATAATGAAACAAATAATAGTATGTATTTTAAAAATCTCATGATGGTAATTTTTCGTCTATTTTTTTATCAAAATATTTATCTGCCTTTCCTAACAATTGATAAACTTTCTTTTGACCAAAATAACCAATTAAAACAGCTGCAAGAAAAGCAATTATTTGATAATTGAATACCCAAATCTTTTGATTCCTTAAATCAGGATAGAACAAATGAATTGATACATGAAAAAGAATATCCAAAGCCTGAATGACTAATGACAATTGAAAAGTGTCCCATTCGTTATTCCAATATTCAGCCATTATTTCAGTTCTCTTTTTTCCAGGAAATCTATCCCCAAACTTTATAACCTGTTCTAAAACTGAAAGGCTTATACCTATTGCACCAAATGCAATAAGTAGTATATACTCGAAAATGATTAAAGCTATTTCCATAACGTTGTAAATTTAATAAATTTTAAAGTCATCTATAGTACTCGCTCCATCAACCATCGCTTCTATTTTTGTTCCTTTCGGAAATGTTGTTCCAAGGTATTCCCACCCTCCTGTAGGAACTTTCCAAAAATCATCTTCCACATTTGCTCCGGATGTTCCGCTTCCTGTATTAGGCAACGCATCAGTCGTATTCCAATTACCTCTACTATGCGTATTTATAGCTATTGATATGTATTCAGTAACCGCTTCAGTAGTTGGTACTGTTGTATCATTCGATGCGCTAAAATCAGTTACCACATTATCAACAAACGAAGGTATAGAATCTAGTAAATCTTCCCATGTATCACGCTCTTTTTGGGGTGTGATCTGTCCTATATTATTGTCAGGGAAGTTTGTGTTCTTCGTGACTTTTAAAGCAGATATTGATTTTCTTGACATTTAATTATTAATTTAAAACAGTGTCAAAATCGCCACTAAATCCAGTGCTATAAGCACCGTTAAAACTTCCTGAACCTCCACCACTTCCATCACCTGGATCTGTTTCACCTCCACCTGTATCATCAATATCAGGATCGGTACTCGACAAAGCCGGTATCAATTGATACAAATCTGCACTAATATCGTTATTTCTGTCGTTGATTGTTAGTGAATTTGTTGCGAAATATCTCACTACTGTAAGTGCCTTAAGCCTAAAATAGATCATTTGATAATGCGCTGTTCCTGAAGTTCCTATGGAATTTTCAATGTAAAATCCAACATTGTCAGCATCCACTAAAGCATTAAATCGTATTGTTTTTTTAAAAGTATCATCATAATACATTCCAGAAACAGCGATAACTGACTGAACAATAATTCCATCTTTCAATAGTACTATTCTCAAATTGTCAGTCCTTAGATTTTCTGAATCGGTCAGCGTTCTGATCAATTGTAAATCGAAACTCAATCTTGTTCCACCAGGAATATTTATATTATCAGATGGCACAAAATATTTACTATTCTCAATTACTAATAAAAAATCAACTTCTGCCGTAAAAGTATCCCATTCTGTCCCTGTCGGGCCATAATTATCCCATGTATTAGGTAAATTATCAAAATCAGGATCAGTTAATTCAATATTGGCTGGAATTGTGCTTATCTTAACAGAGTTCAACAATCCTAAAACGTTATCAGGATCAACAAATGAACCTGATAATTTCCAAGTTGGTTTATTATACTGATTTACAAGTGATTTCATCAGTATTTGCTGAATCGTTGTATTTTCTGAAATACCAGTTCGTGACCAATTTCGAGTAGGCGTTCCGTCAACCAATTTGAAATAACTATTGTAAATCTCTTTGTGAATTATATTTGTTGGAAGATCAGAGCAGATCAGATTAACATTTAAATTCTCTTTATAAAAAGGATCATTAACTACTGAAATCGTCTCGCTTCCTAATGGAACCTTACCATTTGGATATAATGTTACAATAACCTTTTGCAAATCAATTCGCTTAACTGGAATTATCAAACCGTCACTTTCTTCTCTTTTCCAGTAAACTTGATTTATTGGAGGTGCATCACTATAATCATTTGGTCTTATAATGTCTGGCGATGATGTTGCAGCAGTTCCGGCAACAAGATTATAGTAAACTATCAATTCAGATCCTACAGTACCTTTGACCTTTGTCCCTAAAGGTAATACTCCAGTTGGAATTTGTTTTAAATCTGCCTCACTGGAAAAATCTCTTGTATAACCTCCATCTATTTCAAATAGAAGTCTCATTGAAACTTCTGTAGCTTCTGAGAAAGAAGGTAATTCTATATCTCTTGAAAAACTTGAAAACTCTGTGCTAAATTTATCAATCAGAATTTCATTTCGAACATAAAACCCACTATTGAAAGTATTCCAACCAATACGCTCACTGTATTTATATACATTACCTCCAAAAGCTAGGTATAAAGTCCATTTCAATTTAACCCATTTTGGATCAATTGCCTTAGCTGTTACAATAGGGTCAAGTGGATCAATGTCATCATAGGCTTGATCAAGAATATGTCTGTAATCAAAATTAATCCTTACGGAATCATTCAGAGTTGTAAAAACAAAATCATCACTGCTAATTAATACAAATTGACCTATGGAAGTATCAATATCGTTAACCGTAAATCCCTTGAATTTATTTTTCTTTGAATTGTCTGCAATTACTCCATTGATAATTGTACTTGAACCGTCTCCTGAAATCTCATCGTAAAATCCTACTGTAGCAGTAGTTATATAAAGTAAAATAGCTTGCCATCCTTTATCTAGCGTTCTTGAAAATAAACTGTTCTTGAGCTTTAATTGATTTAAAATAGTTATTTTACCATAAGCAGGTATGATTTCCAAATATTGATTGCGATCAGAATATGAAATACCATTTTGTGTGCCTGGACTAATTACTTCAATTAAAGGTGAAAAACTACCATTTCCAGAAGAAATTTTAACACCATCTTTGTCAAAAGTTCTGAAATTATATGTATCAGTTTTGCTTTCGCATTCAACAATATTCCACCAACCATTAGCTTGTATAATTTCTGCGCCAAAAGGTTTTAAAACAGCCACTAAAACCTCATCGCATTTCAATGGAGTTAGATCATCATCGTAAAATGTGGAAACATCTAAATAAGTTTGATCTAAAGGATCATCATTCAATCCAGTTGACATACCAGAACAATATTTATTGATAGATGATTTTACTCCTATTCCAAGATTCAATTTGTTAAGGCATATCATTATTATCTGAATCAGAGTAAGATTACCAATAATTGTATTCCCACTATTATCAACAAAATCGTAATCGGATAAAGTTGGAAGTGCGTCAGTAATGCTAATGCTTACTGGATATGGAGTTGAAATGAATGGTTCTTTGTAAATTGATGGAATTACGAATCCCCTGAATAATTCTGTCCCTATTGGCTTGTAATAATTAGCCATGTATTTTCGATCATTCTGAGAATACAATCCGATGAATCTAAAGTTATTTGTACTAATCAAACTAATAATCAAATTAACCTGACGCAAAACAGAAAACTTATCATTGTTATCTCCAGAAACTTTATTCAATTCTATTGGCGAACCTCCATCAGAAATTTCTTCATGAATAATCCCAAGATATTGACTTTGGTTTATATCAACTCTACTTGTTACAAGTGACTGAATATCTTTGAACTCTTGGCGATAAAGCGTCTGGAATGATGTTGGATCAAGTGAAACTATCACCTTACATACTGCAATGCAATTATAACGGTCATATGCATATACATCATATTTCCCTGGATAGATTGGAAAATTAATCGTTCCAATAAATTCACCTGTTGTATTAGTTATTGAATTGTAGTTCGGATAATAATTACCGAAAGTGTATTTAATAGGATATGAAATATCTGCATGTGAACTTTCTGCATGCACACTGAACCGTCCAGTATAATCGTCTTTGTTAATAGGATAATTAATAATATTTGGAATACCTATAAATGCAATATCGCAAACTATAGTTGGTGGATCATCCGGATTTGGATTTATTAAACAGTATGGGCTATCCTCAGTTATTTGTCTCTCAAAATATGGAAATCCTGGATTATTTGGATTTGATTTAAAATCACTCTTATCATTTCCGTAACAAATCGCATAATTTGAATACCGTATAGATGTATTAACACGACCAGGCCCATCTGGTGGTTGATGGCAATTAGTATATTGACTAATATTTAAAACTCCAAGATTCGGGCCGCTGGTAATCGTTGTTATAGTTGCGCCAGGATTGTCTTCTTTCTTAATTACAAAATGTTGATCATCATCTTCCCAATAACAAAGAATACGATCTCCTACATCATAATCACTGAAAGGTGATACGTCAAGACCTTCCATTGAAACTAAACTCAATCCTGAAATACAACTTCCAGAACTTATAATATACTGAAATCTTACATCAGTGAAAGAAACGCCACCTGTATTAAAATCATAAGTATATTCTGTATCTACACCAGTAATTGAAAAATCTTGTACAAATACTGGATAAATTCCATCTGAAATAACTACACGAACAATGCAAGTAGATGAGCCTCCAAAATTATTAAAAGAAGCTGTGAATTTTAAACGAAATCTAAGACCATAATTATTATTAATAATATGTCCCATTAAGCATGTTATTTCTGCTGCTGGTGTGTCGTTCATTACCCATGTAAGCGCAGAACTACTTTGAAAAATGAATGAATATGGTGAGTTTATGGTATCATCAGAAAGATCACTTAGATACGTGTTATCTACTGGCAATATTGAAATCCCAGAAACATCTGTCAACGTTATAGCAGAAAGTAAATTCTCCATTATCCACCTCCTCTGCCTTTATTGTAATTATATTTCTGCTGCGACCAATAAATGTCAGCTCCGCTAACCCTTCCAATTACTTCAACTTGTATCTTTTGAGGCCTTACATTATCTGCTGCTCTACCAATAGAATCATCACTACCAGATGCCCCACCACCACCGCCATTCAATGCTTTTTTTGTATTTGCAACTGATTTACTTAATGCAGCGCCAGCAGCAACCAAAGCTAAGCCAGCAGCAATAGCTTGAGGGCCAGGTAATTTAATTGCAATTTTGCCAATACCAATAGCAATCAAAGCTCCACCAATTGATTGCATTAGACCACCTATCAAAGCTTTAAATCTTTCTCCTATTGGTAACATTTCGCCAACTCCATTATTTAAATCAGCAAAGAATTCTCCTACCATTGATGCAAAATCAGTAAGTACAGGAGCTAAGTCTATGAATGCTTCTTTTACATCTTTAGAAAATTGCTGAATAGGTCGTGATATGCCTTTGAATTTACTCATAAATTGATCAAAATCAGGCATTTTAATTTCATTGAATTTACCAAATTTGGCTTCACTAAATTCTTTAAATGCTTCACCTATTTTTTTAAAATCATCAGACACTGAAAAATCTTTTGTGAGATATTCTCTCATCTTAACAACAGATTGATTCAGTCCATCAATTTTATTTTTTGTTTTATCTGCTGATAAACCAATTTCATCAAGAATATTCTTGAATTCAGGAACTTTTGTTCCTCCTTCCAATGGTAGTCCACTAATAGGATCAACACCACCTTGAGGAATCATTGAATCACGCTTATCTATTTTTTGCTTTTGCTTTTCCCTTGCTGCATCAACTTTAGCTAATACTTCACGATATTCTTTCAAAATTTTTAGCCCCGCTGGGCCTGATGTAGCAACAAGATATGTCAATCCCCATGCATCTGAAATTGATGGAGCCTCCTGAATAGTTGAAATAAATGCGGTGATACCTTGAGTCATTTCACGAATAAACCCTGTTACTCCGCTACCTTTTAAAATAAGACCTTCAAATGCGCTGGTAAGTTTAGTTACATCGCCAGTAAGATTATCTTGCATAACAGCAGCCATTTTAGCCACTTCTCCAGTAGCATTTTTATATGCTTCTGTGGCTGCGTCAACTTTTTCGGTATTATTTGCGAGAATCAATAATGATGCATAAGCAGTACGGCCTACTTCATCCATAGCTTCAGCGCCAGATATTCCTGCCGCTGCTAATTCTTTAAGCCGCTTTGTTAAAATTGGCCCCGCTCCTTGCCCAAGATCTGAAATAATCTTTCTTAGGGAAGTACCAGCCATTGAACCCCGAATACCAGCATCAGCCAGCACGCCTAAAAGTGCTGTTGTTTGCTCGAGAGATAAATTAGCATTTGCGGCAACAGGAGCCACATATTTCATAGCCTCCCCAAAATTATCAAGTCCTAATGCTGATTTATTGAAACTGGAAGCCATCACATCAGCCACACGTAGAGTTTCTGATGCATCAAGATTAAAAGCCCGCACTACCGATCCTGCGATGTCTGCGGACTTAGCTAAATTCTCACCAGTAGCTGCCGCCAGGTCAAGCGTGGCCTTGGTAGCATTCAATATCTCCTTTGTGGTAAATCCGAGCCGTCCATAGGCCACCTGCAACTGCGAAACCTCCTTGGCTGTGAACTTGGTAGCCGCTCCAAGCTTTAATGCATCTTGCGTGAGTGATTCGAATTCTTTTCCGGTTGCTCCTGTGATTGCCTTTACCTCACTCATGGAGGCTTCAAAATCAGCAATTATTCCAATACCATATTTAATGCCCTGATAAATTGTAGCGGCTCCAAGCGAAGCTCCAATTGAATTACCTACTGCTTGAATATTTTTACCAAAAGAAGTTAATTGACTATTTGTAGTAGCTAATGCCCTGTTAAATTCAGCTGTATTAGCTGAAATTTGAACCGCCATTTTTGCTAATACACTATTTGCCATTGAAATCTACTTTTCTAAATTTTCCTAAAATATCTTCTTCCGTGCGATCATCTTTTATATTCTCTTCAATATGCCAACTTGGTTTATAAAAATCAATCGCTTTTGCTTTGTTGCCAGCCAAATTAGAAACCAATGCCATTAAGTGGCTTATCCTAATCCATTCAAATTCTTGAAATATTCTTTTTTCCTCTTCAACATATTCTTTCTTTTCAGTCAATAACCAGAACTCATACCAACTCAATTCAAAAAACTGATCAATACTAATACCTTGTAAAAAGGCAAATCGAATAAAGTCATCTATAGTTAAATTTTTGCCCCCTCCTTCGGGGCTTCTTCGTTTGGGATATCCATGGATTTTGCTGCTTCTTTTTCAAGCTTATCATATCCATATTCGTCTACCCATGCACAAACTTCATCTAAAGTAGGGTCCTCAATTTTTATAAGTCTAGCATAACTGATAGCACCACTAAGGAAAAAGTTCATTTGCGTTGAAATTACTCCTTCTGAATTTTTTAGATGAGTCTCAATGTCCTCAAACTTTATTTTTTCCAATTCTGCCAAAATCATCATAGCACGAACTCCAAACTTAAATCCGCGCTTTGCCCCAGCAATGTCTAACTCAACAATACCCTTATACTTATCAGTCATGTATTAAGTTTCTGTTTTAGTAATAGTTCCAGTTACGCTAAACTTACCGCTAAATGTAGATCCGGCATTTAATGGCCCATCCCAAGTAATCTCTTGTAGATAAGCCTGGCTATAAAGTGTCAAATTTGTAAGATCACCAAATGCCAATGAAACCTCTGTCTTTGCAATATAAATATCCCAAAGATCCTCAAATCCATATGTTGCATCTGGTTTGAATAGTCCATTAAAAGTTACATTAGTAGTAGCACCACCAAGAATAACGGCTCTATCGCCATTATTGTCCTTGCAGGTAACGTCAATTTCTGCTCTTGACGATGTTATGGATGCACCTGTCAAGCACCCGATGAGTACGCCTCCAACATATACGCCCACATCATTTCCATTCAATACTGGCATTTCACTTTCTATTTTTTAGGTTTAAAAAAATCTGTTTTCATTTTATTTTTAGGTGGATATTCTCCACTATATTTTTCTGCTATTCCTTTGTGAATTAATTCACTTATAAACTGTGTCGTTCCTTGGATAATTGTACCAATAGCCCAAGACTTATCTTTATTCTCATGTTGATATTTTTTTAAAAGTCGTGCTCTAACTGCCATTATTTTCCAATTACATCAAAAGTAGTCATCTTAGCATACAAACTATGCTCTTTTACATAATCATCTGATTCATTAGATAAAATGAAATATCCTATATCAATCCCATTAAAATTACCTCTTGATGATTCCAAAACAGAAATAACCTCTTCGTTTATTTCTGTTACATTATCATAAGAATTTGCATAACTAACTACTAGAATCTGGAATGAATCATCGCATCCTTTTCCTGCATGTTGTCTTCCAACTACACGCACAACTATATAAGGAGCTTTTTCAGATTCAGGTACAACAACAGGATAAACTTTATGGTTGTTGCCATGTGATTTACCTCCAATCAATTCCTGAATGCCATTATCATTCTCTAAAATATATGTTGCGGCCTTAACCATTTCTTATAATCCTCCTCATGAGATTTAAAACACGCCTTCCAATGTTATCAGCTATTCGCTTTTCAACTTCTGATTTTGTTTGTTCAAACGCAGGAGCCATGAAAGGATGTGGTTTTGATTGTGATCCATCTCTATTTGTTTTTCCATACTCAATTAAATGTCCATGAAAACCTTTAAATCCTCCTTTTCTCCTTGGGCCTACATTGACCTGGCCAATAGATCCACCCCTAGCAATTCCAATTTTTTCAACTCCAATACTATCAGCCAGATTTCCAGTTTTACCAACTGGAGCCAGGAAATGAGCAGCATTAACTAAAGGAATAGCTGCATCGGAATGAGCCTGTTTCAAAACTTTATCTGAAAGTTCTTTGGGCAAACTCCTTAACACTAAATCTATTTCCTTATATCCAGTTACGCTAATCATGTAAAAAATTCCTGATCCAACATATTGGTAACAACACTCAAAAATCTTTGCCTCCCCTCTTCCAAATCTGCAATATTCAATATTTCATAAACTTGCGAGTTGTATACTAATCTCATCCTAACATTCAAATCATCTCTCCATCTGATCTGCCAGGTAGTTTGTTGGCTCCATGTTATCCGGTCAGCCTCAACAAACGTATTACCTGAATTCTCAATCTTCCTTGCCGAAACTGTTGGATAGTTTTCAATTTCTTCCCAATCAGTTATCTTATCCTCATTACTATTACCTTGGATAATAATAGATTGAATAAATGTTACATCTCTATCAAGTTGTCCTATTCTTGTTTTAGACTGCAACATAATTCATCAATCATTTCATTTTCTTCCTTAGATATCCTATTTAAAATTTCTTTTTTATCGTAAGGCTTCCCAACAAAGTAGTTAAAGTGCCATATATTTACTTCACTCTTAATATCTAAGATGCAAGGAAATTCCAATGGATGAACTTGTGTGTAATTGAATCCTATTAAAGCTAAATTTAAAACGCTATTATTATCCAATCCTTTATTCAATTCTTCCTTCCAAAGTTTCCAACCCATTTTTTCTAAAATAGATCTGCTAATAACCCTACCAGCACCATATGTACTCTTGCTTATATGTCTCCTGCATTCTCCATATGAACTATCCAAATAAGCAACATCCTTAACTCCAATGAATCCGAATTTTAAATATGGTAAATAATGAGTCAACAATTCATTTAAAATCAAATCATCGCTTCCAATTTCCATCAGAAAATCAAAATCAAACTCCTTAGCTTTTTGTAATCCGAAATTCTTTTTTGCTCCCAATGGATTATTATCGTGCATTACCCAATCTATGCCATATTTTTCGCATAAAGGAATCATTTCAGGCTCACTAATTACTGCCAGTGCATTGATTTCATAATCAGGATGCGTTTTCATTCGCTTTATTCCTGTGAAACAAATCTCAGTGATGTATGGACGTTTCCATACAGCAAGAAATACAAGTAATTTAGTTTTAGCAGTTTGCATTCCAATAAACTTTTATGTCATCCAATAGAGCCATTGAATTTGCATTCAATTCAGAAATGTTTCCGCCAACAATCTCATTCTGCCTATTTTCAAACATGGATCCTACCTCAAGTAAAATAGCTTGCAATGCCTGATCAGGAAAATCTGTATCTCCACTAACTGAATCATATCCTGCAATATATTCGATAGTAACTACATTGGGCTTGGTCATTGTACTCGGCCATTCTGTAATACTTCCGTCAGATAATTTAAAAACACGCGCTACGTCACTATGAATGTCCAATGAATATCCATCAGCACCCTCATTTATGGTTTGTTCTGATCCATTTGAATCAACGTAAGTGAATGATTCTATTGATTGAACTGGGCCATAAGGAAGAATAATAGGAACTATTGTTCTGCACATATTATCCGAAGGAAAATAGTCTAAAACAACTCTTCTTTTTTGTGTTATTAAACTTAATCCTGCGTATGATTCACATTTCTTTCGAGCCACTTTTATAAGCGAAGTAATAAAAGCATCCTTTGACGTGCCCTGTACCTCAAGATGAGTCTTTGCTTCATCCAAAGATATAGGTTCGCTATCAGGAAGCTCTATTACTTTGCTATAAGTGATCATCAAACTGTTCGTGTTAATTTTTGAGCTTTTGCAACGCCCATCAATCTTTTCTTGTCTTTATCATCCAAATCCAGGGAACCCCAAAATTTGATTGCTTCACGATCTGAAAGATTTATTTTCTTGCCTCTATGAGCGATAACATCTTTCTTTTTACCTCCTTCTACCTCATCTTGACGTACAAGGAATGTTCTCTTTGGTTTGTATTCCATTTTTTATTCGTAGATAATAGTTAAATCGTCTGCTGCATTAGTAACCACTGTCAATCCTGTGGCGAATTCCAAACCCATATAATTCAAATCATATTGACTCTGAAGTATTGCGGCTGGATTAGTAATTGTTGCAATCTTAGTACCCGATGTTGCTGTATTATCATAAACAGTAACTACACCATTTGCAACAGTTTTATTGTTGACAATACCGAAGAGTCTACCACGACCAGATTTTACTGTCGTGGTAGCTGCTCCAGCAATGTTTCTATATTTCAGACCTTGTGACATATATTAAGTCAATGCAGGAAGATCAGAAGCGTCCCAATCCTTACAGATGGAAAATTCCAAAGGCTGCTCAATATCAACGTCCATGAAAGCATTCACCACAAAGCGAATCTTTCCACCCAAACGTTGAGTATAAGGATCAACAAGCAAGTCCATACCTCCCCAAAATCCGGCAATCAATCCACCCCAGTTAGATGAATATGCGATACCGCAAAGGTCTGTTTGACCACCTTCGGAGAAGTTTGAAGGAATGATTTCAGAAGTCAAGAATGGATCAGCGAACATTTTTCCATTATAATCTGGCTTCAAAATGAAATTACCTTCAACACCAGAAGTTTGCATAGGCGTATTGAATAATGCATACTCACCGTAAGCATTTGTTACCCATCCTGGTTTGCCCATGCGTGCATTTGCAACTTTAGTGTCACGCTTCATTGACAAAAGAGCCTTATAAGTCATGTCATTTGCAGAGCCTGAACCAGTAGAAAGCGTATTCACGCCAGCGAAATTGAACAATCCTGTGGTTTGGTTACCTGAACCTGAACCGTTAAAAATTTGCTGATCAACTGTGATAGCATAACGCAATGAAAGTTTATTTCTCAACCAAGGATCGATAACAAACACAGACTGTTTCATCATCTGCATGGTCACATCCACATATCCACCGAAACGTTTAGGAGATATTGAAACATTATCAAACGTAGGAGTTGTTTCATCCACATCTGAAGTTTCAGTTTCAAATCCGAAAGACAAATCACCTGTTTCACGGGGCCACTGAACGTTACCGTTCAAACCTTGCAAAAAGGTTACACCAAGTCTATCAGCAACCGGCTCAGGGTTAAGATAAGGAATTACCTTACCTCCATATTCTGTAAATACTACGTCTGTTCCTTCTGTTCCTACAGTAAGAGCTGAACGATTACCAAGTTTGATAAACTTAGCTGGAATTGAAATTGATCCAGACAATTCAACATCTGATTCTTTAGCCTCTGCTACTGCAATTTGACGTACCTCTTCCTCTACACCCGAAATATTCTTTCCAGCGGCCACTAATTTCATAGCTCTCCCTACACTAAACTTCTTAGCAATTTGTAGCATTTCTTTTTCTTCAGATGCATTATCCTGTGGAGCACCAGGAATATTCGATGATGAATTCATCTTAGAAGATGCAATTTTTTTCTTGCGTTCTTCGATTGCTTCTTCAGCAGCAATATCTTCATCTAATTTCGCCAACTCAGAAGTAAGCGTATTCAATTGCTTTTTCTGATCTTCTGTAAGCGTCTTTGTTTTCGCTTCCTCTGTCAATGCCTCAAAGGCCGACACTTTTTCTGCTCTTTTTTCGAGCAATTCTTTAAAGTTCATTTTTTAAATCGTTTTAATGTTTCCAAATAAATGTTTAGTTCTGGATCAGGGCTACTGGTTTCAATTTCTTTACCCTCCAAAAGAGCAACTAGATCAGATACTTTCATATTCTGCATTTCATTCATGCTCAATTGAGGCGCGAAACGTTGTAGGAACGACAAAGCGGCCATTGTATGGTTCTTTACTGATCTCCTTAACGCTTGTGGATCAGCCGGAATTTGTACAACGCTCCATTCAAGTAATTCCTGACCTTCAAAATTCAAAGTGTAATCACTTTGGCCTTGATCGTTTTTGAAGGTGTCTTTTTTAATTTGACCTATTGGTAATACTCCAACACTTGAGGCATTTAATGTGCCATAAAGTATTTTTCGAAATACCTTTTCAGCCGTTGCATTTAGTTCAGCAGGTTCAAAAGTGGCATCACTAACCAAAACTTTTTTACCTTGAAATGTATCTATTCCTGCGGTCGCTTTCGCGATAACATCATCAGGATTTGGAGCAAGACACATATTGTCTCCATATACATTATGTTGATAGCCTACAATTGGATTTGAATTGAACTTACTTAAGTCCCAATTATCCCAATTATAAACAAATTTATTTCTATGTTCTTTACCAGTCGATTCAGCTGCAATTATAAATGATATTGTTCTGGTCTTTTCGACTGTATCCTTATCAATCTGAGCCTTGAATATCGATTGATTATATTTAGTTGAACTCATGGTGAAATCCGTTTACTTTACTTTTTGGCCCTGTTGTGGGAACCACTTTATTAGTATAAAAATCTCTTAGCATATCAATAGGAGCATTTGCAGATTGAATGGTATAGATGTCTCCACCTTCATAACTATTCATATCCTCGAATCCTCTAATCTCATTTCCATTCAATGCTCCTATATCACGCATTGCTTTGTAATACTCAGCTCTGGCCTTTAAATCACCTCTCAAAAGTCCGTTCATGTTCATTTTAACAAACATGGTTTTCTTTTCTTTCTCGGTGAATAGCTTCATATTGCATTCCTGTTCGATAACACGAACTATCGGATTAATCGTATGCTTTGCATATTGTAAATCACCTTGTTCTGCATTACTCCAAGTCATGCGAGTATAGTTCTGGGCGAAGGCTGGAGGAATCTGGAAAATGCCATATATCTGTTCAGTGTTTAGTCCAGCCGATTGTATATATTCAGCATCACCAGGTGGAATTAAAACACTTTTGTAATCAAACTTGCCATCCAGAATAGGAGTTCTACCATTTTCACGATCTTCTTTCCAAGATTTTTGATTTTGAGCACGCTGTTCTGGTCTCATCACGCCTTCATATGTTAGAAATCCGGGTGGACGCTCACCCATCGCCATATTCTGATACCTAGCCTGTTTAAAAGCAGCTCCAAATGTGATTTGATTCTGACGAATCGGTGAAATACCACAAAGTCCATCTAAAGAGAACCAACGGAAGTGCAAAACATCACGAGAAGAATAAACCTCTCCGTTTATCTTATACCATGCATCTCCATCTGATTTTGTAATGTCATATTCACCTGGACAAATTAGGTCGAATGATTTAGGACGTAGATACCCATCCCTATTTATTCCGATAATGCCGTTCCCCCATGCATCTGAATGAATCATTGAGGTTAAAAACATATTGGCACTACTCATGTATCCATTAGGCTGATGAGCTAATATGTAATATGCTGCATGATCAGTGGTAGGGATCTTTACTATTTCAGAACCTTGCTTTTCCTCCCGATAAATATTGATTGGTAGGCTTGCAATTGTACGTGATCTAACGTTTAAGCAAGTCCAAACATTAGATAATCCTAATGCACGTTTTTCGGTAATGACTTCGTTACTAAAGTCATCTTTGAACCCGAAAATATTTTGCCATGCTGAAGTTCCTTTTAGGTCGTAGGTTCCAGAGGACGATTTAGAGGTGTCCCAAATGACTCTTTGAACCCAATTTTGAAATTTTGCGCCCATCTAAAGGATTACAATGCAATAATCCTTAATTTTAAGAGCGTATTAATACAACAAAATTGTAATTGATGAGTAGTAAATTATACGATCTATTCACTAAAAAATTTAATGCCAACCTTGGACATGGATCTACCGCCCAACAAGCATTCGACAAAACTAATGATGAAATGGGATTTGAGGCATATAGCAGTTATAATTCATATCAAACTGTAAGAAAAAGAAAAAAGGCCACCAGAAAGTGACCTTTTTAAACTACACCCACTCCAACGGCCTATAACCTTAATGTGAATCTACGCAATTTTGTGTTTCCATGCATCATACCAGAAATAAAAACTTAATGCGGACATTTCAATGTATTTACGATCTCGCCCTGATAAATTAATGTGATTAACGTTCAAAAATCCTTCTGAATGCACCCATTTCCATGCTTTTTCAATCAATTCAGGCATATTTTTAGGCTGTTTATGGAGTGAAAAACCTATTTTTGGTCGGTTTGTGAACTGTTTTGAGAAGCCCAAATCCCATAAAATTTCCTTCAAAATTGTCTTATTTCCTTGTTTTCTGTGCTCTTTTTCTGGTATTGAAAGAGCCATTTCTACCAATCTATGGTCTAAAAATGGACTGCGCATCTCCAATCCATGACACATTGAGGTTGCATCAAGTGTTTTGTTAAGATCGAATTGGACATAAGTGGATAATTCAAAAATTCTGCCATTCCCCATCCTTTCACTAACAGAATATCCAGGCGCATCAAATCTATTACCAAATAAATAGGATGGTGAATCCCAAAATTCAGCTAAAGAACCACGAAGAATATGATGTGATTGTTTAGGTGTTAAAAATTCACTTGTGCGGTCATATCCAAAAAACAATTCATCTGCTCCATTAGCTGTAATAGCGACCTTGCCAAACTTTGAAACTTCTTTTGATGTAATGTAAGGTATCAATCCGGCCATCAATGGTTCCCCGAACTCAATTGCCAGGTTAAGCAAATCTTTTTCTGTTTCTATCTCTTCAGGATTGATTACATTCAGTTCCACGTGAAACCTTCGCGCTGCTTCTTCTGCATAACTTCGCTCTGGAGAATCTAAATGTATTGCTTTTCGACCTGCAAACCTGCTGGCTACTAATGTAGAATCTATGCCTCCTGAAAGGAAAATATGAACTGGAACATCTGAGACTTTTACCTTATCGATCGCATCGATTACCAAATCTTTTATAACTGATGTGTTTTCCTGAAATTTTGGCTCCCAATAGCACTCAATTTTGACTTCATTTTTAACCACTGAATAAGTTAAATGCTGGCTGGCGGTCAATTTCTTGATGCCTTTCATCATTCCATCCTCACCCATCACTGATCCAAGTAACCAGTAACTTTGCAAGGCATCTTTATCGATTTCCCATTTATCTTGCAAACTATATAGCGCTGCTGGTGAGCTTGCAAATGCAAATCTATTTCCTTCATGAAAATAGTAAATCGGCTTCTGCCCAAACCTATCAACAAATAGGTGAATTTCTTGCTCTACTTTATCATAAAGTCCTATAGCAAACATTCCATTGAAGTCATCGACCGCCTTAACTCCTTTCATTCTAAAGTGATGGATTGCGGCCATTGTATCGCTACCTGAATATGGGTAAAGTTCTTGGTAATTGTAAATACATCCATTGAATGTCATCACATATCGATCATTCGCTATCGGTTGCTGACAATGACCTATAATTGACAATAGATTATGACCGAAGTTGATATTATCTGTTACCTTAGTCCAGTTTTTATAATCTGGCCCTCCTGAATGTTGATGCAAGATTGCTTTTTCAATCCACCAATCAGGAACATTTATGGAACCTGCTATACGGCACATAATCGAAAATTTGTTTTAATATTTCTTTATCAACTACTTCCGAACGAATATTTTTTGATCTCAGATAAGAACTCACTGAATTCATTTCACCCCATTGTCCTTTTACCGCCAAAACTTTCAAGTCATCAGCTAAATAAATCTTTATTCCTGCTCTGCGTGCATTATGATAGCCAAGATCATCCAATTTTTTATTCAATCGTGAATCGAACACCTTGTATTTTATCTTTTCCAATGTTTCTTTATTGAATGCTTTACCTGAACCAATAGGAAAATTTATATTTTGATTAATATACTTCATTTTATACAATTGATCTCCTTCCAAATCAAAAGTAAACCATTGTGTTGCTCCTACCATACCGGCCCCGCGATTGAAATAATCCAAAAGACGATCAATATAATTTGTAGCTAAGATGTCATCACTACCAACAATTATTAAAGGATTTGGATTTAAATCTTTGGCTGAAATAACTCCATAGTGCCATTTAGCACCCAGTGGATGATTCGAATGACTGACAACTTTAATTCTATCCGTTTCAAAATTATTTTTATAGTAATCCAATTCATCATAATTGGATACAACTAAAATAATTTTGCAATTTTGCTTCAAAAGCAATCCTATATTTATTGTTGTGATCTCTATGCGATTATGCGTAGCCATTACCACAACTGGATTGTATTTGCATTTGCAATTGTCGCATTTAGCCAGATCATCATTTGAGCAAATCATCTATGTTTATATATTAATGAATCACATTCAAATTTTTCCAATACATAATATTTATCTGGGCATTTAGTACCATTCCACATTTCACCATTAGAGCAAAATACCGAAGGCAAATTGCATTTAGGTTTGATTGTTTCTTTTTTAATAGGATCTTCATGACAAGAAGATAAAAGTATCATCAAACTACCAACTTTCAATATATCCATCTTTTTCACTTCTGGTTGCCTCAATCGTTTTATATTGCGCTAATGCATTAATACCGGCATAGATTCCTACTACCTTGCTACCTGACTTTTCTATCCGTATTTCATTATCCTTTCTGACCGCCATACAATTAGAATTCATCCACGCTAGTACTGGGTTATTAAAGTGTTCTGCATTTCCTTTAGTTAAAATATCCTCCCATTCTTTAGTAGGAACTGAAATTCCTTGATAGCCATGAGAAAGCGGATTACCTTCTATCCCATTCTTGATTAAAGACTGAACAATGTCCTGATTAACCAGGTTACTTTTGAATGCAAAAGAATGAAGATTATATTTATTAATCTCCTGCATAATGATCTCATAAACATGAAAGTTATCAACTACGTTACCTGAGCTTGTGTGAATAAATCCTTTCTTAATCCAATCTTTCAAATCATCATTATCTTTTAATGAAAGGCTTTCTTCCGGCATCCAAAAAATAGGCTTGATTACTTTCTTACCTCGCACATCAGGAAACAACAAAACAAAAGCATTAAGCATTGTGCCGGATACTATTTCAATTCCTCCGAAACATTCACAACCATACAATTCTTCTTCTGTAATTCCATGATTGTTCTTATTCCATTTATCAGCAGAAATAAATACATCTGCCGAATGCATCCAAATATTAAAATTTAATGTGAGGTTATCTACTTCTGTCGTGCCGCCATACTGAATTGCATCTTCCAATGCTGATGTTAAAAATTTGTGGTGTACTGAAACTCCTACATTAGGATTAGATTGTTTCCACGACCAAGGATTATTTAATAGCCATTCTGAAGTGATGGCCAATTGCTTATCTTCTTCATCTCGCGGTGGATCAATCTCAAAAATAATAGGTAGGTAGTTATCTTTTTTTACTACTCCTTCCAATACCTGAATGCCAACCTTTCTATCCTCCTGATAACACGGGCCTTCTAAATTAAATCCAGAGGTAGTTATTTTGAACATAAGACCCTCCTTACGGGAAGCCATTGATGTCTTAATTGGTTTCTCAGCCCCATGATCAGGTGCCATTCCCTTCTCATCCACTATCCCAAGCGATGCATTAATACCGTGTTTACCGCCTGCTGTCTTTGAATTCTTATCACTAGTTTCCTTAGCGAAGGCCTTAATAAACCCATCCTTTTCGGTATTTACTACCTCTGTAATGTTGTCCTTGTAATTGAACAACCTGATGGTTCCATCCTCCACAAGCTCATATAAGTCCGGTGACCGCTCAATAATCCGACCAGCCATATTCACGCATATTTTGGCCTGTTCTTCGTTATTGGCCGCTGTGAATATCTTGGGGGTATTTATCCGTTCATCCGCAATCAGATGGAAATTCATAAGTACTGCGCACATGGTACTCTTACCATTCTTCTTGCTTACCTGCACATATACTTCCTCAAATCTTCGTAGGCCCGTAGATTTTACAAACCACCCATAAACCTGTTCGAAAATAAACCGTTGCCATAGTTCGAATTTAATCAACTGATCACGCCAGTCTCCCTCCCATTGGCAACAATACCTTTCCCCAAAATTGACCATTTTAATGGCTTCTTCCTCATCAAAATAAATATCTTCTCTTTGGAGATCATCAAGAAATCTTTGTGCAGCAAGCTTGATAAGCCTACCAGTATCCCTGGCATTTTCTGGATCTAATACCCATCTGGCGTATTCTTCTGCACCGGTCATTCATTGGTGGCATACCCGGCCATCCACCGCAACGCCTTTAGTAATTCCTCATTTTTGGGCGAACATTTAGCCACCGACTCACGCCATTGGTTTCGCATCATTGTCCGTATTCTGGATTGCTTCATGCTACTTTCATTTTTCCGGTTAAGTCAAATCCCTTCTTTTCCTTCTTTATAATTGCTGGTGCAGTGCCTGGAGTTAGACCCAAATCCTTAGCCAATGCATTCGCTTCCTTATTCAAAAGTAAGAACATTCTCCACTTAGGAGATGTGGCCGAATTCGTCTTATTAGCCTTATTCGTGTGGTTCACCGTGACCTCTTCATCAACTATTTCAGTATTCAATTTATTCAACTTATCTGTAATAGTCACATATCTTTCCAACATCGGAATGAACGCATCAGAATAGTTACTTCGAGCTTTCAATTGGGTCAAACAATCATCATAAAAC